TTTGGATTGATTTTCAACAAACTCCATTGCATACTCCATGAAGGTGGGCTCTTTCTTTGCCTTCATAGATCGATCACTTAAAATTTCATACTCTGTTTTGACAATCAACCGTTTCAACTCTTCGTTGATCATTTTGGCCTGCGGGCTACCCTGGATGGATCCCTTTTTGAAGTTTGCAGGCAGCACCTTAAATGGAGTGATAATATACCGGCGTTCCTGTTGATGGGACACGCGAATGTAGATTGTCTTACGGCCCAGGTTATCCGCCCTGCCCATAAGGGTAGCACTTACTTTCACAGTCGTTGGTTTGCAAGCGAAAATGGAAAAAATTTATTGCATTCCGCATTTTAGCACGCATTTATTTTGTTTGAACCGGTCCGAATCCGCACTTATTGGTATTTATTTGAACGAATTGAATCGAACGAAATGCAATAGAATCAAGTGTTTTAGGGCATAAAACAACAAAAGCCGCCATGACAGCGACTTTTGTATTTTTTGCCGAGTGATCCGGCTGGGACTCGAACTATGTTCTGTTTTCAGGGGTTTCAGAAGGATGCACGCATTTATTCAATCATCTAACTAATCAAACCAAGAAGAGTCAAGATCTTTTTGAGTGAGCTTTTTCCAGTTGATAATTTTTCCATCTGGTGCAATATCAAAAATAATATAATCACCAAAATGTTTATCTGGAAGAAAGTCAGGAACGTAACAATCTTCTATGGTAGCAAGTATTTTTTCTTCACTATCAAGTAAACGATAAATGCCCTCATCACATATTTTCATGTGAATATTATATGTTTCAGGATATTGATTTACAGGCCAATCTTTGATATAGCCGGTTTCGGCATCAATAGTAACTGTCCACTGGTCATTTTCACGGAAAGGAAAATCATTTGGAATATCTTCTTCCTCATATCTTACAGGAACACTTACTTGGACATATTTAACGTCAATTTCTACAGTTGCTGGAATGTTGAATTTCATGTTTTTGATTTGCTAAGTTTATATATCAAATGGTATGCGAAGACCAACTGTTTTGTAGCTTTCATCATTTGTACAGGTTCTGTATTGAATTGCTTCTGCGATATGTTCAGCGCGTATTTTATCTACACCTTCCATTTGTGCAATTACAGCTGCAAGATCTATAATAATCTGTACATCTGTTACTGAAAACTTTAATCTGTCATAAGCTGTTTTCAGAATTGCAGTAGAGATTGAGTCAAGCGTCAGATCAGGCTTTTTGTTTTGTTTTGCCTTATCGATTCTTTCCAGAATATCTTTCATTGTTTCTGAATGACTGTTATTTACAATATCAGAAAAATATGGATGGTGTAAAGAAACTTGAATTTCACCTTTACGATGAAAAGAAACACCTTTGTAAAAATCTCTTATCAATTCTGCATCTAATCGAGGCGAAAAATATTCTTTGTCAAAATATAATTCAATTGACAACTTTCCAACCGATGCTATTTCATAAGCCCTGGAAAGATTAGGCCATATTCCTATTAAATTTTTCATTCTGTCAAAAGTTTAAACTGTGTAGATTCCAATTTTTTCATCACCGATACGCCTGTATGTGGATTGATAGCGTATGCCAAGAATACTTCCAATGATGACACTTGTTCCTGAGCAATCATGTCCAGCTGAATTTCAATCCATTCAGCTGTTGTTTTCCAGACGGTGCGTTCAGCCTGGGCTATGATGTTCCTACGAGCCACGTCCGTAAGCCTACCTTTATGATTTTTTGCAAGGGTGGCTACATACCTGTCAATACGAACAGGCATTTCAAAAAAGATGGCCGAGTTATTATGTTCTAACCGGAACTTTATTCCCGATACTTTGCCGTCCTCAAAGCTTTTGGATATGTTGGTAACACCGGCTTTTGCCAGTAGCGTTTCAATTTTCAGAATCGATTTCGCTGGTGCTACTGTCGATGTGTAATTTCTCATTATCTCGTACATTAAAAGGTTCGTAAATTTCATTCAACCGGCCCCTAAGAGCTAATCTTCTAAGGGCACTGTACATCATCTGCCATTCCGAATCTATGTTTCGATCATGGTCAATCCATTCTTTGCGAGTACCATACTCTTTGACGATTTCTCGCTGAGGATGAACTATAACTTTTAGCTTGCCATTTCTCTCGTAAATCAATCCCCAACCTTCAGGTAGTTCTTCTGGTTTAATGATGTTGACAGGACAACAGTAGTACCGTCTTTTACCCATCCCTTTACCTGGTTGTCGATGGTATTTTTTATGGTCACCTAAAAAGTCTGACCGAGAAACTTTGCATTCAATAAGCACACTGTGTCCCCATGAACCAAAGCCTATTACATCTGGAATTTCGTTTCCAGAATTTAAGGTTTTCAGTTCCTTAAATGCAAAGCCACAACTTGCATTGTTGACAACCCACTTATAAGCCAGTGTAACAAGTTCAGAATGAGTCATGATAAACTTTAAGACATAAATTTTCAGCAAACACCCAAAGTTTACAGACTTTCTGGTTGAGATCTTCCAACGTTCCTGCATTGGGAATTATAAAATCAGCTTCTTCCCAAATGTTGATGTTAAACGAGTCTTTTGGCTCTTCCGGTTTACGAGGATCATACACGCCAATGATGACATCAAATAATCCTTGTTCTTTGCAGGCTTCGATTTCATCATGTGAGCGCATACCCACGTACATATCAGAAGTTGCTAATATCTTTTTTGCGAGTCTGGCTTTATCCGGTGTATTGTAATCACAGATAAGGTCATGCCATTCTGCCCGGTGATTGACACGATCTTTAAAGCATTCCTCTGGTGTATTATATCCATATACTGGAGCAAGAGCATCGTATAAAAATATACGCGATGCTGCTAGCGAAGATGATTCAAACGTGAAACCGTATCTATCTCTGAGCATTTCTGCAACCGTGTCTTTTCCGTGGGTCGCGTGACCGATAACCAAGATGTTCATTATTTTGATTTTAGATGTTTCTTATGAAGCAATTTTTCAATTTTTAACCAACAGTCCGGAATACCTCCCAGCTGGCGATCATCGATGTATACATCGGCAAAGATTTTCCGGGTATCATTTTTGAACATTTCTATCGCCCAGTCAACATGCTCGTTCAGCTTGTGGTATTTAATTCCATGTTCGGCTAAAAACTGACGACACAATTCCATAGGATGATCCCAGCGGCAGGTCCAAATGATAATTTCATGTCCTGCATTATACAGTCGGTTGATTACTTCTTTGGCATGAGGCTTTATCTTTCCGCATTCGGGATAGGTATGCTCAGCAATAGTTCCGTCAAAATCAATTGCTATCACCATTGATTAGGTTTTTGAGTGACCATTTATTTTTGAAAGTGAATCCTGATTGATTTTCCATATCAATCATTTCTTTTAAAAGCTTTGGATTGTGGCGAGCACCATTTTGTAAATCGTTCAGGCTTCCGAGAACACAGAACATGCAGCTTACTCTATCATTACCCATAGCATATGCTGGGTGAAAAGCCCACCATGTTGGTATTGATGATTTTCTTCGGTAATAATCTCTAGCTAAGGATAGTGCAATATTATCCATGTCATAAGTAGCCCATACCTCATCAATGGTGTAATTGAAAATTGGAAACCATGTCAGGGCCAGTCGTTTTTTGGGATTGTAGTTTTCAATTGCTTGCTCTACAGTCATTCCCTTGTAATAGGTCGATGTGATATTTGGGCGGATCCTGAGCGGTGATTTTTTAGCCCTGGCTGGTGATTCTTCTGCGCGGATTCCTTCACAGGAAATGATAAAATTCTCCCTGCGCCGAAAAAACTTGTTAATCGGCTCACGCTTTAGATCAGAGGTACAATAACGGTTCTGAGCGCTGCTCCAGAAAGGTTTATTCTCTCCCATGAGCTTGTTCATTCTACGGGCCCAGTATGCCAGCAGATCCAGCCCATCGGATCGTTTAACCACTTCCAGGGGAATATTAAGTTCGATGCTTTGCTGGATGCACATGGTAAGGCTTTGAGGCCATTCTACCCTTCCCAGATCGGCATGGATCATCGCTTCTACAGGGTAACCCCAATTCCGAAGGCTTTTGACCATTGCCTGGCCGTCCTTGCCTCCGGAAACACTGGCGTATAACTTAGCACCTTTGGTGAGTGCTTTTTGTACTAATTCCATGAATTAACAAATTTAGGTGAATAGTATTGGTTTTACTTATATTTGTCTTTCATATAATTTTATGGCCAAAACCAAAGTTCGAAAGGATAAAAAACCGTTCAAGCCTAAGAGCCATGATCAAATCCTAAACGAAAATTTTAAAATGAAACAGGAACATCAGGAAAAGCAAATTGCAAAGATTCCACCGCCCGAAAAAGACTTTCAGGAACTACCTTCCTGGGATAAAGCATCATCATTTCAAGTGACAGGTGCTGAATTTGATGAGCTTTATGCTTTCTATCAAATGTTCAGCCCCATGCTGAAAACGATTGAGAATATTTTCCATCGCGGTGTTGCTAAAGGGTTGATTAAACCCATCTATCTCAAACAGGATGGCTCGCATGCCAGCGAAGAAGAAGTAAAAAAATACCAGCAAGAACTTATGGAGTACATGAAGAAAGTTCAGGAACTCCGCGGGGTAAAACCTTCACCCATTGTAGGCGTCAATGGAGAGGCGCTTTCCTCCGAATCTGAAGCCGAAGACATTCCCGACGAAAAACCCGAAGCGGAAAAATCCGAAGCGTAAAAAGAAACCCCACCAATCGGTGGGGTTTTTTTATGTAAACAGTTCGCTAACAAATCGTTCATTATACCGGCCTATTTCATTGTTTGGGAATCGTATGAATGTTTCCAGCGGTGTTAAGAAAAAGTCCTGCCGTTGCAGCGTGTCAACGATAACAGATTCTTTTTTCATCGGCACCACTATTAAACTTCGATAGTTGTCAATAAAACGGCCAACAACATTCCGTGATAACGGATTGCCACTATTTTCGATGCTGTTACCTACTACGGTGTGGCATATGTAGTGGATAAGCCTGAGAGCATTCAGCGAATTTGGACAGCAGACATCTTTCATAAAGTTGCCGTACAAACATGGGTTCAGATGATTTCTTAGATCATCAAACGAAAACTGAATAACTCCCGATGATTGCAAAGATCTGAATTCCTCAACAGCAAGCTCTTTGAGGATTTCATGGTTTAGGGTTTGGAATGACATTGTTCAATCGGGGTAAGGTTTTTCGCGAATTAAGTATTTCACCAATCACGTATTTGACTAAAATATGGCTTGACGACATATTCAGTATACGCTCTAAATGATCACTTTCTAGGTCAACCAGGAGGCGATATGTAGCCTCTTCTCTTTTCTCCCATTGCTTTTTTCCGTAAGTGCGCCATAGTAGTTTTGATTTAAGGTCTTTTAAAGATGTGTTTTCTGTGATGAAATACGGGATGCATTGGTCATCAATGTTATTAACCATAAGCGAACGGCCACCACAAATAAAGTACATCTTGTTGACTTTTTGGTCAAAGTATTCGATGTTTTTTGAACATTTTGAGAATAAAACTGTACCATCAGGCGTTTGAAATGCGTTTTGGTAAATCATCATATCTTGCTTAAAATAGTCTCTGATCCGGCTAAGTCATTAAAATAAAGAGGCTTATCTTTTTCACACATTTCATATGCTTCCGCAAAAGTTTTCACCGCCGAATTATTTTCAACATTGCTTTGACTGGTGATAAATTCCATTAATTTGGCATATTTACCTTCAGTGCTGTATTTTATTTCCTCGATCATTTCCGATCCTTCAAATCGGGTTTCTTTGGATTTTACCTGTACTTGAATAATCCGACAAAAGGCAGGGTCGTAAAAAACGAGGTAGACCACTTGGCCTACCTCGATGAAATCAATTGGCATATAGCTTTACCTCAATTTGGTTGTTTTCGTACAATTCCTTGTCAATCCAGACGTTGTTTTCAATATGCCAAAGCATACGGTCAAGGGTTGTCTCCCAGCCTTCCCTGCGGCCGCGGTGATCATCGTAACCTACACGTTCAACTTCCAGGTCCTCCCAAGAATAAGCGTAGATATACGGCTCATTCAGCGTTTTATCAATGACCACATTGATAGGTGGCAAAATCTCATAGCCAGGGAAATTTTGATCTCTCCATGCTTCTACCAGCGGCTTGTAAACGCTGTGCTGAGTACCATAGCCAAAACGCTTGATGTCCCCGATAAATGAATTTCTGTGCGCATCCCTGGAAGTTTTAAAGTCTACCTCCCGAACGGTTTTAACGATATGGTCCACCAGAATGATGTCGATGGCACCTTTTAGCTGAATTTCCATTGGGTCGGGACAACCAGCTTCAATCAATGCCGGTATCGGATCGTTGAATTTTTTCAGCGGAATAAAAATTTCCTGCTGGAAAAACAATGAATGACCAGATTCCTGAACAAAATACTTTTTGCTTCGAGGGTGGTTACGGATCATTTCAACTTGGTTGATTGCCTGCAGATTATCTTCGCTGGAGATAATGGTTTTATTCCCAACTCGTTTGCGCATCTCGAAATAGTCATTTCCTTTCTCGAAAATTTCTTTCAGAATACGCTCATCTTTGTAGCTGCCTTTACCGTAGTTCACATCCGGACGTTTGGCGATATTGAGAATTTCTTCGTTCAATTCTACCATTGGAATATTTCTTACCTGGCCCATACCAGCAAAACTCATTTCTTCCACTGGTGCACAATTTTCTTTGTACAGGGTATCAATAAAATTCTTAATAGCATCCGATGGTATTTTCATTGTATCATCGGCGATAAAGAATCGTTCTTTCATCAGGTTAGGGCTGAACAAAATAGTATCAACCAGCGAACCGTAGTCGAAATGATCTTCCCGCTTATCCTCAGATTTATTGACAATGTGTTTTTGATACCATGCCTGAGGGGACATATAGCGGAACTCTTTGATCAAACTTTGGCTGATAGCGAATTTGTTTCTGTAGTCTGTTTGTTGCATAACTATTTTTTGATTATTTCAACGAATCGAATGTTTGGATTTTGTTTCAAAAATGCTTTGATATACAACCATGTTGTATAATCAGCGTATCCCCTGGGTTGCTGAATCCATCCGTTGTATGAGTCTTTGATAGAAAGTTTTTCATCGCGGAAATAAATTTTATCCAGCAGTTTACATCCAAGAATGTTTAGAATTTGATGTAGTTCTCGATGCTGACTTTTTTGTGTCTCGGCATTTTCGCTGTTGACAGGAAATACCCATTGTATTTTACACTGATAATGCTTCATGCTTTTTCTTTTTGTAATACCCAACGGGCACTTTGACGATTTTCATTGTTTCCAGAGAAAAGAAGAATCCTTGGTAGTCGATTTTCTTTTGGGTAAGTATATCCCATAGCATTGATGAGGCCAGATCTGCTACAAAGCTGTTGACCAGTATGTGTTGCTTTTTGATAGCTTCTGCAAGGCTGCAGCTGGGAACAGCGATATTGTTTTTGATGTCTCCGAATATTTCAAATGCGTTAGGGAGGTAGCTTTTGATTTCTCGTATTTTAGATGAAAGAATAATGTTTCCTGAGTTGAAGTCATTGCCGGTGTCCAGCCAGAAGTATGTGCGATTTTCACTAGCAATACGCTCGTAGTTCAGTTTCTTGCGGATCTCTTTGCGGCTTTCGACGTTATCGGTACAGCTGATGATGATGTTGAACCCTCTGAAGTCTACTTCCGATACTGAGAAAGGAAATGAACGCCAGTTGGTTCCGAAAAATCTGTTCATTCGCTGAATGAGAATATCCGACTTGTACTCTCCTATGTCTCCTGGGGTAAAGAGCTGCCTACCCAGGTTTGGCGTATCTACCTTGTCTGGATCACAAAGGCATACCATGAGGTCTTTTTGATGCACTTCGTTGAGTGTATACGCCAGCCTACCCAGCTTAGTTAATATTTCTGATCCGGTACCACCGGCACCGACCAACAGTATTGAAATCGAATGCCGGGGGTTTTGGAAGTAGTTAGGAATCTTTAAGAACATCTCTTAATTTTTGATTAATGGGAACAAGGTGCTTGGTTGGAAATTCCAATTCGCTATTTCTTAGCTCAGCCATGAGAGAATTGTAATTGCGTTTTTGAATGCAATTACTTCCATCATGGGTAAACGTGCTTTCCCAAAACACTGTTTCCAAAAAGTTGATATGTAAGCCAAACTCCATGTTGATATTCTTTTTGGCGATGTTATACGCTGAGCCAAGGCATACCCATCCTCCAGAATTGATATTTGGAAGAGGAACAGCATACAGCTTTGTATCCATTCTTTTAAATTCTGTATATGCAAATACTTTTAAGCTAGGATTCAAAACAAAAATTACCCCTGGCATATGGTATTTGCCAGATTTAACGGCTAGATTTTTACTAAACTGCAACTCCCGGAAGCGAGGCTCGGACTTCCATATCAGTATCCTTCTCGGAAACTCGTTGTAGTAAATCATATCCTTCGGGATCTCTCCATGCAGGAAATCCGTCGATGTTGACAGCGTCCTCGATAAGCCCGAAAGAGCTGACATGCTGAGGGGTATAGCCGGACTCAATGTGCCATCTTTGACCTGCGCGATTTCTATGTATGAACTCTGCGTGTCTTCCGAGGTATAAATGGATAAGACTTTGGTAAGATTGAAGGGTTGATTCGCTGTAACCATAAAACTTAAAATTTTGATCTTTTGGACTGTAGTGAGACAATAATTCAAGCAGTCGAAAATTGTCAATGTTGGTTTTTTCAATACGCCCGTTTGTGTAAAATTTCTTAGTTACTTGAATTAAGTCATAACCTTCCTGAGCACAAGAATCAAGATATTCTACTATAGCGTCTGGTACATCCCAGCTAATAATAAACTGTGATTGCAAATCTGCTCTAGAATAGTCACGATCAGGATCTGTTGACTCATAATTAAATACGTGAAACTTTTGCCTATCTAAATAGTCAATAATAGCGGCAAATAAACCTAATGGGGTATTTTTATCAATTTCATCGTAGAAGTATTCACTGTTACGATCTGCTGTCGATTCAATCCATTTTTCAACAATATTGGATCTAGTTACTAAATCAGAAAGTTCTGATTGGTTAGCATGAAAGTTCTCCAATGCTGCGGTTAAGTCTTCTGGATTATGACCTTCGTATTGCTCTTTTATTTCATCTTCCTCCATATCCCCTTCAAGCGCATAGTGAAAGACATCAAGATATGTCTCGTAACCCATCTTTGACAGTAAATAATAACCGTAAAAAAGTATATCAAATTCGGGTTTGCCTACTATACCCATATGATATTTGTCAATCATATGCCAGTAGCAGTTTATTTCTTCACCATAACTTACTTCAATGTGATCATTCTTAATGATGTAATCTTTCAGCGTGAGTTTTTCTTCCAATAGTCTCAACCTACGTTCTATGTCGTCAATTGGTAAAAGAGTAGAATCTGCAGGAATGCCATTTAAAGCAGCAATTTTATCTATGGTTAAGATCTGCTTTTTTGAAAGGCCTATTTGATTTTTTAAAAATTCACCCCCCGCTATTTTTCGAGTAATGTCGAAAGCTTTTATGGAAGGTGTAAAAGACTTCGGGGAGTGACCATTCGATTGCGAGTTGTGTCCCGTGAATCTTTGTCTGATATTACCTGGTTCAAGTGCTGGTAAAAGGCCATTAGCTTTTGCCATTCTTCCTTAGTTTTAACAAGGGGCTGAGCGACAGCCCTTTTTGTTTTATTTTTCATCCTTTTTCTTTGAAGTCAGATTTTACTTCATAGTTGATCACCCCGTTGGCCACTTCTTTTTCCACGATTTTGGCTGTTACCCATTCAGGATATAACCCTGCATAGTGATCAGCAACCTGGCGAAGTGAAAACTCTGGATTAGGGTCTGGATATTCTTTATCCTTCCAGTGGAATGTTCGTTTTGCTTTTGAGATTTCCATTATGCTTCTTGAGTTTGAGCGGTTAATACTTCATTCAGCCTGTTGGTGAATTTTTCATTCCAGTCTACAGTAGCCAAATCAGCTGCGGTAAGCGCTTTGATTGCATTCTTCTGCAGATACTCAATCATGTCTTCATCTTTGGTATTCTGCGCTCGGGCAAACAGACCTTCAACATCTGCGATCGCTTTTTTCTGAGCAACGGTAAGAACAGGCTTTGGAGGTTCAGGAGCCGGTTTTTCCTTAACCGGTTCTTCTTTGGAATCGTCGGTATCATTATCCTCCTCATTATCCTCATCTTTATCCTCTTCATCGTCTTTTTTGGATCCTTTTACCTTGGGAGCCGGGGTTGATTTTTTCGCGTCCTTGGCTTTTTTGTCCTCTTTCGCTTTCTTTTCTTCCTCAGCTTTCTTTTCTTTCGCAGCGGCAACCATTGAATTTACGTCAATGACTGTCTGGCGAACTTCCGGAAGTGCTTTGCCAAATTCCTCTAGCAGCTGGGCATCGAGTTCTTCCGCGGTACCGCTGGCTGTTACCGGCAGCAGTGTGCCTTCCTTATCTTCTTTCAGTACGGGAAGGATGGTAACGGATAGGCCGGTCTTTGTTCGTGTAACAACCATCTTGGCTGTGTCTCCTTCCTGGAGAATATCATTCAGTTTTGTGAACATTGTTTTCTGTTTGAACGTGATGTGATTTTACTTTTTGGTACGGCAGATAGGTCCCAATCCAACGCGGATCGATTCGGCATCTGTCAAAGGGCGACCGCATTTAGCACATATACCCATGTGCCATATTTCCAGATCCAGAATGTTTGATCTCTGAAGCAGCTTATTGAACACGTAGGTAAATGCTACAACCGATGGGGATGCCTGATTCAACTCTGATCGATCGGATAGATAAAAAGAAGGCATTAAGCCCTCGTAGATTGTCCCAAAGAATGTGTAATCATTCATATTGTTGGGACCAGTAAGAACATAGCAATAATGCTTATGTGGAGTCTTTTCCTGACGTTCTATTTTGTAGGTGAACTGCTTGTCGGTTTTGAGGCTTTTGAACGTCAAATAAGCCTGTCCTGCAAGCATAAAGGGAATAACCAGCTCTTGAGCCAGTTGTGCTTTATGTAGGTACTTGGTTTGCATGCATATCCCTCCTAAAGAATTTCCCGAGAATATTGCCGTTGTAACTGCTTTGGGTAAGAACATCATGAAGGATCATATGCTTGAGTTCAGCATAGGCCAAATATTTTTTGGAATAGCAGATCTCAAGTATCTCCCGTTTAAATGATTCGGTACCCAAAGTAGCTACATCAGCAACTAACTCGTCTGAGCTACCATAGTAGGTGAGCCAGTCCGATTCCTTGGTTTTGCGTTTAAACGTTTTTCTCGTCTTTGTTTCTGCTTTCTCGCGCTTGCCAATTTTTACTTTGGAAGTGTGAAACAAAGCCTTTTTGCCTATGTAAAATTTGCCGGTCACCAGGTTTGTGATTTTATACACAAACCCAACTGCACCTTCATTGTTAGGCAGGCTTTCCAGATAGGATATTGGATTATTTTGGTAGAACCACATTACTGTTCGATTATGGGCAGTTCGTGATTTGTTGCAAAGTAGTTCAGGATGTACTCGTATTTCTTAACCGGAATACTTAATTCCAGTTCTTTTGCTTGAATACTTACAAGCCAAGCCACAATGGATCCATCTTTCGGCTCAAACTCAATTTCAACATCAAAAGAGTTTTTACCAAGACCTCTGTAAATAGGCAATTTGAGTTCAAAGTTGAACTCAAGATTGGTTTTACATTTTTCGATCTTTTGGTATGCGATATTTCCTTTGAAGTCATTGGTCTGCGTAAATTCTGTTTCTGTTTTGGCAGTGAACGATTTTAGTTTTGCCAACACTGCATCATATACCACAGGACTTTCAAAGAATGGCCTGGACTCTTTCAGTTTTTGCGTAAGGCTTCGGATATCGTATTTAGTGCCTCTGTTGATACCAAAGCTTAAATACATTTTATCCAGTTCCATTGCACCCTTTACAGTAACTGTGTCTTCATGCTGAGCATTGTACACCAGTTCTACTGTTACAGGCTTTTCTGAAAGAAGATCCTGACGCAGAATGACGTATGAATCATCTACAGCCTCATCAATGAGTTTTTTACGGGCAATGGCATACTGTACAGGAGCATCTTCGGTACCTGAAAGATTAAGAGGCTTTACATTAAAAGGTGCTGGTAAGTCTCCGGTCCGAACAATCAACGTGTTGTTTTTCAATTCCGGAAGTTGAAGTTTCAATTCTTGCATGATGGTTTATTTGTTGTGGAAAAGATTACCCTGGCGTTCATCAAAGGTCATTCGGCGATCACCGATTTTCTCTCCGGTTTCGGCATCGATGAAATCAATCATGTGATGATCGTAGTCCGGAACTTGATAAACTTCGCGTTCAACATCAACGTATTGATTTTTGATGTCATTGAGCAGCTGTGCATTTTGACGTTTCAAGGGTGCCATTTCTTCAGCATACTCTTTTTTGATTTCTGCAAGTTTTGCCTCTTTAACATCCAAGCTGTTGAGGTTATCTGCAAGAGCAAGAGATCTGGTGTAGATATCTTCTTTTGTCAGCGGAATGCGTATTTTTTCCTTTGTTTTAGGATACGCCGCAATTTGCAGATCGGTCATGGGAATTACTCTTGTTTCTGACATATTCATGGTTTATGTGTAAAAGTAGTTATTTTACTAATCTTTAGACGACAAAATCTGGTTCTGGCTGCCATGAAAAGCTAAGACCATGTGTTTCCTTCATGATCTTGTCAATGCGGGCAAAAAGGCCATTATGTTCCCAAGTGCCGCCGTTGTAGTTGGCACTGGATGGATGGGAAGCCGTGAGTACAAAATGCCGGCTTTCCCGAACGAGGGGCATATATCCCTGAGCCTGTTTGCCCAGGAAAACAAAAATCAATCCCCGGTTGTGGTCATTCAGGAAGTTCAGCAGATATGTGATGAAGGGAGCCCATAACCCTTTATGACCGTTGATAACCCCCAGGTTAGTACTCAGCTCGCTATTCAGCATTAGAATACCTTGGGCAGCCCATGGTGTCAGATCTGTTTGTACGGACAATGGAAGGTTTAAGCCGTTGTAAAGGTCATTCTCAATGGCCTTGGTGATGAATCTTAGCGACTTTGGCTGGGTTTCTTCATCTCGGGCAGAGAATGCTATCCCATCAGCCACATGGCGCTGAGAATTGAACGTATTGACCCCAGAATAGGGATCTTGGCCAACCATTACCATTTTGAGTTCTGAATAGGGACATTCCGAGAAAGCCCGGAACATATTTTCAAACGTAGGGGTAATAATGTGGCCTTGCTGGGCGTACTGCATCAGGGCGGCTCCTATTTTGGCAAATTCAGGCCCGTCAATAAACGGTTTGAGGGGAGTATACCAACTCCCCAGCAGTTGATCAATTCTCATTTTTGCGAATTTGAAGTTCTGTTAAGATTACATGAAGCGCAGGTTTTTTCCATTGCTTTGTGCTTTTGCAAAACATGGTATTCTTTCCAGGATAAAATTCTACTTGTTCTAAAGGCAGATCGATCAGGTAGCAGTATTTCTTTTCATCATACAGAATGGCTGTTTTTTGCTGGATGAGAGGGAGCCATTCTTCCTGAAAGCGTTCTTTTTTGAGAGCCCTGTACGATTTTGAAATCAATCCCATTGCTTTTAAATCGTTGTCTTCATGCTCGGCTTTTATCGCGAGGCGTTCTGATTCTTTCATCTCATTGTTTTTTCGTTGTATGAAACACTAAATCCAATAGGATCATTTTTCTTAAAAAGAGATCCGAGCTTTCGATTTTGGAACGCTTTCCATAAAAACGGAACGGTAGTTAAATGACCAAACTGTTCTTTTACATCTTGCCAATGATACAGATCTGCATAAAGATCATTCAAATACCTTTCATGCTTACCTTTGGTGTATTTACTCATACAAGTTCCATTTGAGTTTGATAGCCAAGTTGTTTCACTTCCGGTTTTGGTTCTTCTTTGGGCTGCTTGCTGGCTTTCCATGCAGCTTCTTCATCGTAGGGAAGCCATTTTTTAGCGGCACAGGCTCGCATGTTGAATTCCTGCCAGAGCTTATCATCTTTAAACTCCAGATGGATCGTACCTTTTTTCCAGAATTTGAAACGGAAAAATGTAGACTCACCGGTGTTATCAAACTTATCTCCAGTTTTGATATTCCCAATACAATGCAATCGATAATCCAGAGATTTATAAAATGTCTGAATGTCATCCATGCTCCGGCCAGTGATATAACACATTACCTTATCAATGTCAGAGTATTCACTTGACTTTCCATAATGAATTTTCATGGTATCACCGTGTGACTTCAATGAATAACCCTGCATATACTCACCATACCGAATACCATCTGGGAGAATGACTTTCTTTTTGACCTTGAATCGATCATTGGTTTTCCATCCCTCAATGTGCAGCTGATTGTCTTTGTGGTACTTTGTCAGTAAATCAAAGACTTCCTCTACAGCACGTTCCATAATCGTTTCCTTGTTGTTGAAAATCATTTCGATAATGGACCAAATGTTATCTTTGGTAAATGCCATTGTACCCTGTCTTTTCTGGAATTCAGCCCAATTTTGCCGTACCGAATGTGTAAGGAATTTGTCGATGTCAAAATCAGAGATCAGGCTCAGCTTTTGGAATATCAATCGCCACATATGCCGGCGGACTTCTCCTACAAATTCAGAGTATTTTTCCGTCAGGCTTCCTCCTTGTGTAGCGATTTCCAGCGCAATTTTGGCGATATCCACATCAGGAAGATATTCTCCCTGATCTGTTTTCTTTGGAAGCAGGGGATTGCCATAATGGGTAAGTTCCTGCAATAGCCTGGTAAATTCAACAAATTTCTCCTTTACGATATCATACTGACTGCTCATGCTGGCAACAATGTCTCGTACCGTAGGTAGATCCCGTAAGTCAGCACCATCAATCTCTCTTTGCTTTTCAGAAGTGATTTCCTCAAAAGTAAAATTGAATTTATCCTTGGGAACAGGCTTATGTAGTCTTACCAGTGCAACGTTGACATTTGTTTCCCGCTCAGCCCGGCTGAACACAGGACCTAAATACTCAACAGAGCCATTAGCTTCGATGATTTTACTCAACAGTTCCCGGTGGCGCGTATGTGGGTTTTTGACCGTTTCTTCATTCAGCAGGCATACGATATCTCCATGATGAAGTATATCCCAGGCTTTGAGAAGATGATGCTCACCGCTGGAAAACGGTGGGTTCATAATGATCAGGTCAAAAAGTTCGTCCGGTGTGTACGTCAGAAAGTCATTGGCTACTACTTTGTAACCTTTGTTCCGAAGAATATGTTGTAGTTCTGGATCTGCTTCGATAGTGTAAATGTCTTTTGCGCTTACCTGCAGTTTCCACATAGCTTCTGGTATTTTTTCTACCAAAGCCTGGACATATGGATTTTTGTGAAGCTTTTTACCTTTTCCGGAAAACTTATCTTTGAAGTAGTCATCTTCATTTTCATCGATTCTGTCAAATACTTTCAACAGATCTCCCTTCCCTGCAGATGGTTCGAGAATAACGGTGCCTTTTTTAAGATACGCGTAATAGTATTTGGGATCATCGTCAGGGGTTGCTTTACAGTAAGGCAGAAGCATATACCTGGCCACCTCAATAGGTGTTGGGTAAAAGTCTGGATTATCCTGGAACATAGTTTTCGTTATAGAGACGCTTTACCAGTGATTCAAAATATGTATTTGCACTGGTAAGCGTCGATTCAAGATTGTTGAATGCAAATCCTAACAAGCCTATAGAGTTGATATTTTCCTTTTCATCGGGTGTTTCAACCTTCCAGAAATAGCATCTGTGATCAGCATAAACAATCAACTGGGCTTGTCGGTGATTAAGTTTCACTAGTGTATTACTCATAGAAAACTTTTGCTTCGATTCTACCATTGTAGCTGTATATGATTTTTGTAGGTAATTCTGGATCCATTACATTCTCCAGGTTGGCGATGATGGCTTTTGTTACTTCAGTCCATTCTTCCAAATCGATTACGCTTTCAGAGCCTAAAATGGTTTCTGTAGCAATAGGTTTGAAAACTTTGTTTGCAGGTCGTTCGGCGATCACATCCCAATATTCTTCCGGAAGGAATACATTGCGAAGATTCGCAGCTGCAGTAAACAGCGCCGCCATTGTTTCTACCGAATAACCATCCAGACCCGTTCCAAAGCTGGAAACGAATATTCGTACATGAGGATTGGCTTTGGCAAAATTCAATATGACATCAATCTGAGGTTGAATTTCATACAGCGGAAGAGTAAGGTTAGAAATATCTTTGATGATGATAGCCTTTATACGCCTTCTGTATTTATCAGTCAAGCGCCGGGCTTCTTGTGCAGTGCCACTATAAATGGTATCCCCATCATTAGTGCCATACACATATATGTCGTTTACTTCCAGGCTTTCAATGTGAGCCGGTGTAATTCTTCTTTCCATAAATGATTGATTTATGCAGCAATAAGCGCTGCTTCTTCCCAAAGATTGAGTTTGTTGTAAGTGTATTCCCTTAATCCTTCAATGGTAAACTGACGAGCAAATTCTGCCGGATCCTTTATTTGAAACTTTTCGTCCAGCCATAGATGCTTTGGCGTGTTGATGTACCCACAGCCGTATTTGTTGAACTTGGTGCAGTTCTCTACACCGGTATTGTCAGCATCGAACCATATGTAAATTTTGTCATACCGCTTTTTGAGGTCAGTTAACAACGAACCAAGCAGTGCCCCTTCGCTTTCATTTTGGACAGCCATTACATCCGGCCAAATTTTGCGCAGCACCATCATATCCTTGCGGCTTTTGGTGATGATCAACGTACTTGACTTATACGGCAGGTCCAGATAACCGTAAGGGTTGGTGTTGGGGTTGTTAGTTAACCACTTCATATCCCCGCCACTGGGCATATACGCTTTGAAATAATATTTTCCTTGTGAGGCTATGTCTGGAATGACATAAATAAACCAAGGCAATTCTCCAGGGTTGTAAATGCGTTTTTTGTTGATGAATAATTCCTCAATAGGGTACAGGAAACGATCTGCTTCCAGCTCTTCCTTAGTAAATGAAAAAGGAGTCCATATATCTAGGTGTCGTTGCTCCCATGGAAGAATAGTAAACTGAAATATTTTTTCTCGCTTTACATTTTTATCGATCCGGCTGGTATCTTGTTTTTCTCGGTAGGTCATGGATGCACCCATAAAGGCGTCCTTTACAATACCAAAGTCATTGGCTATTTTTTTCAGCGCATCGCCAAAACCAATTTTATACAACTCCTGAACGAAGTCAAAACAGTCAAATGCTTCCTGCCGGGCATGATCGAAATAGGTAAGCTTACCGCTATTATTGTAGAAAAACGAGGTCGATGGGTTACGATCCGGACGCAGTACAGAACAATATGTCTTTCCCGGTGAGAAAGATCCGAAGTAATACCCAAATATTTGCTCATCGCTCAATCGCGATAAGATAAAATCTTTTGTAATAGTAACCGGGCTTTCTATACCGTCGAAAGTAATCATGCGTAATAGTGAATCAGTTCGTTAAGACGTTGTTCCGGAATGAACTTAAACGCTTCCTGAGCTTCTTTGAGTGTCATTTTGCAATTCTTAGGCTCTCCGGTAGCAAGGTTGGTACCGAGTATCAATACCGGCCCAGCAAGTTCAAAGAAATGACCCCGAGTAACAGATGGATAACATACGCCTCCCCTGTCTTTGTACTCGATCCATCCTGATTCATCCACCCAGGCGGTGTCACCATTATCCAGTTCAATAGTTTCTACCATGTTGCATTCCAGCTGCCGGTACATATCTTCCAGCGATCCGTCGGATTCAACTTCAATGATTTCCTTGGCCAACGGGTTTATCAGTAGTCCTTTCATTTTTGAAAAGTTTAATAGCGATCCTACAATCGTAGTGATGTGAATAAATGCTTTTTGTGCCTCCTTCCAGCATCAGGTGAATTTGTCCTCTTGCTGTGTTGTTTCCTCCCTTGGACATAGTGCCGGTCATTCGGTGCAGGCTTTCCAGTTTAAGAAACTCAGTATAACAGGAAAATTCACCTAATAGCAATCCTTTTGATTTCGATTTGTAAATTCTAATCGGACGGCCTGTCCAATCTACTCTTACGTTTACTCGCATAGTTAAAAGTGTAAAAAGCCCCGCCATAGAGACGAGGCTTTTGGGTTTAGTTTACAGCACTTTCCCATGGCGCTTTTGCTACAGCACCGCCTACTGCTCCGTTGAGTACGGGTGCAGAAGTAGCACTTACCAGCTGGCCGGCTTTCGTTGTCTTCTTTTTGGTGACAGCTTTTTTGTAAGCCTCACTGTCCTTTACGTAAGGACCTTCAACAAACTGAGCCTTTTCGCCTTTGAAGATAAAGTCTACAAAACCTAAACGGCTGTATACTTTACCATCTTCCTGCTCTTCGCCATTTACCAACAGGTAGATAGGAGGGCATTTTTTGCTCAAAAGCTTTGCTTCAAAGTAATCAACCAGTTCATCAAATTTGATAAACGATTCGGTGATTTTACCACCAAATACGGCTTCGTGAAAGTATTGAAGACGACCCAGCATGGTCTTTGACTTTGAAGCATCTTCTCCGGCCAGGTAGAAAGTTTCCGTCAGGTCTTTACCGTCACGGGTAGTGAAAACGACAACCATTGTAGGCTTAGCCGTTTTTTTAGTGTCCTTCGGCGTCTTGGTTTCATACTTCACCTCTTTGACAGCTACTTCGTACATACCAGGCTCGAGGTAGTTTATCGATGGGACATCGATATCTGCCATGTTAATAGGTCCAGTGGGCATCAGCGTTCCTTGTTCTTGTGACATCTGTTTTACTTTTTTCAGTGTTGTCTCGCGATCCTTGCGGCAATAGTTCTGTAAAACTTATGTTTGGCCTTGAGCGCTTGTTCCAAAGAAATACAATACACTGTCGAATATTATTTCCATGTTTGGATCATGAGTTTTCATGGTATGACATTGAAATAATGGGAGATCAGTTGAATTGGTAATTGAAAGCAAATACGCATCAGGCAGGTCTTTAATTGAGGCTTTGAACCCCATGGTTGTAATTACTTCAATGATCAGCTCTTTCATTAGATACGCTCAAACTTGCGGATCCGATCGATAACATCCTGAAGGTTGTTAGGAACGTACAGTTCTGTTTCCGGATCGTGTACGTTGGAGCGAGCATCGTAGTGATCATGTTTGCGGGTAATGAACTTAAACCGATCAGCGTATTTGGCTGTTTTATCCTCATCCTCTTCCACGAAGTAGGAACAAAGGAAAATGTCAAAATAGCTGTCGGGCAGAAACTTTTCACTCAGCATCTTTCCACCGGGTGTGAAAATCTTATACTTCCGCGATGCATCATCAAACTGAAGATGAAACTCAATCACTTGGATAAGATCTCTGCGTGTGCTGCGAGCACTTTTGAAAAATGTTTTGAATGTGTCTGCGGCCAAGTCCACGTACCGCTCATAGTATTCCGATGTCTTACCCCGGGCTCTAAAGAAATCGTCCGTAAGGGTGTCGGTAATAAAGTGGGTGAAGTCAGGAACGATCACCACTTTGATTTGAGGCATAAACAGGCTCACAAATTTGAGCCACACTTCGGCCTGAAGAATATTTTCTACAACAACAAAGTTACCGCGCACATCGATCGAAGGAGAGGGCTTATTTGCCAAACTGTTGTTGACAAGTGCCGCTGCCAGTTCTACAGGATGTGTAAGGTTCCAAGCCTTTAGCGTTTCTTCCGGTGATGTATGTTTACTTGCTTTCATTTCCAACGGATCCACCGGTGAGCCGTCGGGTTTTTTGAGATAAATGGATTTGGTGTTACAGGTAATAACCACTGCCTGTTCTGTTAAGAAACTACGGGAAAAGCTTTTGCCTGTGTTCTGATTACCACCAAGTCCGAGTAAATAACCCATACTGTGTTTTTTGGGGGATTAAATATAAGTAATATTAGTCAAACTACGAACCTATGAGGCCCGCAAATGGAGCGAAAGTATCATCACTGATATTTCCGACCAGTCCGCGCCGATCTTCCAGCGCACGCACATACGAATACAGCTTGTCCAGGTCTTTTTTCTCCGGCATCTGAGAAAAGTCTTCAGTCAGGCCATCAAAGAATAGGCCGATATCTACTGGTGCTTCGCCTACGTTGGAGGCAATGACTCGTAGATGGCGATAGAAGTCCTTCATAATGTTCACGTTGCAGCCAAAAGCACTACCATCGGCTATATGGTGACGATAGGGAGAGAATAAGCCCATAATGACGTGTGCGGTCTGTCCGGTGGCTTTGTTGTCTCCCAGGCCAGCAATAGAGGGCATAACCTTTTCTACGATCAACTGACCATTGTTGGCATACTGATGCGATGTGGATGCCGGTGCTTGCTGTTGGATATCGATGACGGTAACGCCAAAGAAGTTACAAAGCCAGGTTCGTACATAGTACTCCGTCCATTCGTCAATTGCAGCCCTGGGGGTAGAATGTTTATCTTCCTGTTCAATGTTTTGAACGTTATCCACTACAAGAACAAAATGGGTACCCGTTTTATTTACATAACGAGCAGGCTTTTTGATTTGATTTTCGCCTTCTCCAATGGTTTCGTACTCGATTTCACCATGCTGCATCAGAATGTGATGGAGATACCTGTAAATCAGTTTTGGCTGCCGAATAGTGTCCATGATGATAATATCATTCATGATTTCCTCGATGTATAATTCAGATTCTTTAATGTACTCAATCATTATATCATTTAGTCGAAGATGCTCACCCATGCTGGATAGATCCTCCACTGTTATTTCAATAGTGTGGGTATTTCGTAAAAAATCACAGATCAACATTTTTAAAACCCTGTCCTTACTATCTTCCAACGGTAGGTAGATGAATTTTGCCTTGTATCCTTTTGCTTTAGCCCAAGCTGCAGGTTTCAGGATAAACATTTGCCGGCAAAACTTACTCTTTCCAATTTTAGTATCTGCAGTGATCAGGTAGTGCAAACCAGGAACAATTCCGGGCACTACCCTATTCAACTTTGGAATATGAAAAGGAATTGAGTTGTATTCACCTCTTTTACGGCGCTCGTAGTTTCCGATGATCTGACCAAGTACTCTTTGGATATCGCTTTTCTCTGCCATGGGTGGAAATTATAATCGTTTAACACTGACTTCTTTACTTTGGAATCCTGAATTGTCCTGTGGGGTCCGCAGACGCTGGCACCAGGATGATAGTTCACTCAGCTGGTTCTTTCCTTCATTCTTTCGGATGAAGTTATGCGCCAGCATAGTGTACTGCCATTGAGCTTTGTACTTTGTCATTAGGTATCCGTTGACGGTAGCGATGAATATTTCATCTTTGGTAAAGCCGGTTTCCCGAACCCCTTTGATGTATCCATATTCCCGAACAAACCACTTCATTTTCTCCATACAGGCTTTGGGCGTGCAGCGGACTAGCTTACCGGCAGACGTAACAGAAGCCGGCCATTTCTCACACCAATCCTTTAACCAAGTTTCTACCTCTTTCACTTCCGGCGGATCTTCTTTTTTGACTTTCGCCTTTGGAGGCTTAGCCAGAAAATAGGTAATAAAAACATTACCCTTCTCTGTCATTTGATACTCGAACTTGTTATCCACCGTTATAAAGCCTTTTGCCAGCATGTAATTGGGCAGCGGGCTACCAGCGGGGAATAACTTATACAGCGTATCGTAGTCAGAATGTTTTAAAGCCACAAGCACCAGCATCATAGATCCCAGCAAGGCAGGGTTTTCACCGCTGTCACAGATGGTAATGATATTTGGCAGGTACAGTTTTAGGAAGATGTCTTTGGTGTGGGGCATGGTATTGTAAAGTTTTCAATGAATGTTAGATCGATTTTCTCCGTTGCTTCATCAAACCATTTGGCTACTACCGTTTCCTTCAGTTTGCCATTGACCGTTATATAAAAAGGAATCAGGTAGTAGCAATGTAAAAACTGGTCTTTGGCTAATCGCTTACCTCTCCCTGAGCGCTGGATCATCCGGCTTGATGTCCGGTTGAACGTTTCATAGATGATGGTATTTACCTCTTCCAGATTTGCACCGCGATCGAGTTTACCAATAACACCAAGGAAGTTGATTTCCCGCTTTTCAAACTTCTCCAGCCAGCCTAGCTTTTCATTTCCCTGATAGTGTGTCCAAGGCATGATGAAATTTAACTGGGTGCTGAATGATGAATACACAAGAGCCCGGGTACTTGGTACATTGTTGTGCAGGTAGGCGATTAATGATTTACAGATTTCCCGCGAGCTTGTCAGATTCTTTAAGAAATTGGTCCTTGCTCTGGTGATCCGCTCAAACACTATCGGGTTTCGTTTCTCTTCTGGCATCATGTAATAGTCTTCAAACTTTTCATGGAATTTTAGGTATATCTCATTTTCAAGCGGCGACAGCTGATAAGGAACGATCCGGTGAAGTGACTTATTAATGATCCCTGATTGCTCCGCTTCCCAAGTTTCCAGCTCATATACAATCGGTGCGATGTAAGTACCCCATTCTCTTTTGTAACCGTCAAGGGTTGCTGAGAATAGGATCTTATGCGTAAACGTATTGTTGGCGTAGAATTTCACATACTCAGGTGTGAGCATATAGTCAAATTCATCCGCCAGCCAGACTACGTAGTGATTTCCTGTAAACTTGTATGTTGCGGCGTAGCATTCTCGCTGCACTCTTCCCAGGAGATGTCCTCCACCCCATTTCTCAAGTTCGCGCGGGAAGTCAACGTCTCTGAGTCGGGTGTTGTCACAGGTATAGATGATGTTTCCTTCGGGATATCGCTCTGCAAGGGCGATAAGTCGTCGGATGGCAACTCTGGATTTTCCTGTTCCTGTTGGGAGTATAACAACCCCATTATCTCCTGCTCGCTCAAGGGACTCTTCCGCTTCTTTTTGAATCTGCTCACGTTTTGGGTCCAGCATGATATGTCGATTGAAGGTGAATAATAATAGGCAATGTTCTCAATGAACCTGTGAAT